TTGCCATCTTATGCGTTCTCCAATGTTTCTATTCTTGCTTCTAGTGCTTCTATTTTTGCATTTGATTCCTGTAATGCTTTTACAAGTAATGGTGTTATTCTTCCATAATCAACCTTCTGATATTTTGGTTGACCTATTCTATCTTCCATTTCAGGTGGTGTATTCTCTTCTGTATATACCTCATCTTTACTACCAGTTGCAGCATAAGGTACTTGTGCTTGTACTTCATGTGCTAAAAAGCCTTCATCTTCTTGTCCATCTCTAATCCAATTAAAGGCTACTGGATTTAAGGCATTGAGTCTTTGTGTGGCGTTTGGTAAAGGCTCAACATTTTCTTTAAGTCTGTAATCTGATGTACCACTAAATGTCGTTGAGTTACTACCATTAGTTGTAATTTCACCAACATCATTACCATTCACATGGAAAGCGATCATGTCGCTTGTGCCTGTATTTTGTTTTGATACATACAGTGATGCACCACTTGAGTTTCTTGAACAAGCAAAAGCAGATATAGTATCGCTATATACACCTTGACACTGACCTAGACCAGTATAATTAGATTGCACAGATTGTTGATCAAATAGTCTAATTTCACCGTCAGTATCAATAGTAATATGACCTTGCACTGAATAGTTACCACCAATTAATACTTGATTGGAACTATTTGTGGCTAATACTCCAAAAAATCCTGCATTGGTGTTGTAAGCTGATATCATTTTAAATCCATTACCAACAACACATTCACCATTACCACCAAAACCACCATCAGTGTTAGAGGATGGGTCATACATTAAAGAAATATTACGACCACCACCTGCAACACCAAATTGTGTACATTGATAAGATGCTCCATACCCCATCTTTGTCATTCTGATTGCATCAATTACATCTGATCCACCTGTTGCAGTACCTTGTAATACAGCAATATCTTCACTATCTACGTTATCTTTGTTAGTAACAACAAATTGTGTTTCGCCATTGGTTAACAAATCAATACGACCTTCGTCTACATAATTTGTAATATGCAGGGTATTAGTTGAGCCTGACCCTAATCCAATATATGCTTTATTGTTTGCACCGCTATCTTGCCACTGTATGTAACCTGTGGCTGCACTTCCTGATCCATTAGTGTCTTTAATATTTATTATTGGTGCAGTGTTATGTATATCTATGGCATGTGAAGCAGATGGCGAAGTTGTGCCTATGCCTAATTGACCCCCAACATAGGTAACATCGCCTGTTTGTCCAAGTTTTGCAGTACCATTGACTTTTGTAAGGAAAGCCCATGCACTTGTAGAAGCACATCTTACTTCTAAGCCATGATTACCACCGCCTGTGCCTTCTTGCTCAAAATAACCTATTGGACCTGTATAAGTACCTGTTACATCAAGTGCAGTGCCATTTAGTAGTTGAAACTTGTCTGATTTAAGTCTTGCAGTAATTGTTTGACTACCTGCTTTGATGTTAGCAAACTCAAGCAAGCCATCTTCTGTACCGTCACTAGCATCATCAATCTTACCTGTAACCTTTGCGTAAACTACTTCTTGGTCAGCATCATTCTCACCTTTGAATTTAAGTTGCCCTAAGTAATCTGCATCAGCAGGTGAGCCTGAATTTCTTTTTAATGAGATGACTGGTGCTGCTGTACTTGAATCCTCTGTGGTTGTAATCGTTAAGGAATCACCAGTAGAAGTATTTGTAATTGCTGCTGTAGTAAATGTTGGATTAGACCCAACAGTTTCTATCACATCTGATACTAAAGCCTTTTTAAGTGAATTGTCCGTAGCATCAAAGATCATCATGTGATCTGTACTTGCTGCAGTTACTTCTGTTAAGCCTGAAACAAATGATGCAGGTAAAGTATTTACATCAGTTTGTGTAAAGGTCATCACCTCTACTTTCGCACCATTAGCAGGATTTGCGTCTAGCGTTAGCGTTGTGCCTGAAACTGCATAGCTATCTTTTTGCTGATATACACCATCTATGAATACCTGTGTGTTGTTTTCATGAATAGGTGCAATACTTAGCGTAAATGCTGCAGTACTTCCATTAGCTGTAAATTGATCATGGTTGAGGTTATTACCTGAAACTGCTGCACTTACGTGATAAACAACAATCTTACGACCTGCAAGTGGTGCTGAGTCTAGCGTTAAGGTCGTGCCATTAAGTACAAAATCGTTAGGGTTTTGATAAACCCCTTCTATAAAGACAATTAGGTTATCTTCTGATGCAGGTGCTTGACTTAACGTAAATGCAGTTGTTGAATCATCTCCAGTAAATGTATTGACACTGAGGGTTGATGTACCACCACTACCACTACCTGCTATTGCACCCCAAGCATTCGTATAGCCTTCAAATTTACCTGTTGTGGTGTTGTATCTAAAGTAACCTGCTGCAGGGCTAGATGGTCTTTGTGCTGTTGTTCCTACTGGTACATGTATCGCATCTGTTGCACTACCGATATCTAGTGTTACGTCAGGTGAAGCGTTTTTTATTCCAATGCGATTATTAGAAGTATCAACCTTCAATACATTGGTATTAATTGTGACATCGCCTGTGACAGCTAAAGTTCCTAGCGTACCTACTGTAGTTACATTGCTTAGTGTGTCTAGTGCTGATTCAAAGTATGTTTCAAAGTCAGTCAAGGCAACTTGCTTCATTGTGCCATTGTCATTAACAACAACCCTATCGGCATCAGCTAGTGTGGTTGATGTAGCACTTGTATCGCCATCAATAATGTTGATCTCTGATGCTGTTGCAGTTACACCATCTAATATGTTGAGTTCAGCAGTTGTAGATGTAACACCATCTAAAATATTAAGTTCTGCAGTGGTGCTTGTAACACCGTCAAGAATATTTAACTCTGCAGTTGTTGAGGTAACTCCATCAAGAATGTTTAACTCTGCTGTACTAGAAGTTACACCATCAAGTATGTTCAGTTCTGCAGCAGTTGATGTGACTGCTGTTGAGCCAATAGTTATACCTGTAGTTGTAAGACCACCAATAACTAGATCACCTGCGGCATAACCTGTAGCACTTGTATTTACTGTCGTGCTAGGTACTGTCTGCGAATCTACAAATAATCTAAAGGTGTTATCAGTAGAAGCATCATAGAAAAGACCTGCATACTTGGTAGTGCTTGATTCTACATACTTACCGTAGAAACCAAAGTCTGTGGCGTTACCTGTATTAGCATTAGTAAGACCTGTAAAGTTATTATCTGTAACTACAGAACCAGTCTGTGTAGTCGTACCAGTAACAACTAAGTTACCACTAACAGTAAGATTGTTTGAGATCGTTACATCATTAGGCAATCCTATTGTCAATGTATCTGTCGCACTTACAGCAACATCTACCTCATTGCTTGTACCTGAAACTGTAAGAGTATCGCCACCTGCAATGCTTTGTGTGTTTGAGCCATCAGATAAAGTAAAGCTAGTTGAGATACTTGCAGTGCTTACTGCTGTCAATCTACCTTTAGCATCAACAGTTATGACAGGAATAGCTGTAGCACTTCCGTAGCTGTTTGCAGTGACACCTGAATTAGCAAGAGATACTGCACCACTACTTACTGAAAAATCGCCTGTAAACGAGGCTATTCCTTTGTTTGAACTTGTAGCATCTTCACCTGCAATAGTGATTGTGCCACTTGATTCTGTGATATCTACACCCTCACCTGCTGTGAAGGTAATAGTTCCACCTAATGCTGTTGCCGTAGAGTTTGTGCCATCGGTTACTGTAATACTGCTATTGGCTAGTTTGTCGTTAGCAATAGACCCTGCCAACATAGCATTCGTAACACCCCCACTAGAGATAGATAAATCAATCGCACCATCTCCTGCATCATCATAAGCTGCAGATAGACCAGTGTGGCTTCCATTGGTTACAAATTGACCACCCACCACATCTTGTACACGTTCAGTGGTGTGATAGAGGTTGGTGCTTCCTTCTGATACGTCATCTGTATCACCTGTCAATCCACTTAGTACAGGCGGAGTATAAGTTAAGACACCTGATGTGCTGTTGTACGCTATTGCACCATTACCACTAGCACTACCTTCTGAGCCTACACTTATTGAGCCACGTGATCTAGCATTGGTAAAATACTGATTGGTTGACCCCTCGCTGAGATCGTCTGTGTCAAATCCTGTTAGGTTTCTTGTATCAAAGTTTACTCTGTTACCCATGAGGGCATGAGCAGTACATTGATAGAATAAAACTGTAGGTGTACTTGCTGTAGCTTTTATTTCTGTATAAGCACCTGCACTACCTGCAGTTCCATTGGTTGTAACACCGGTTGAATAAGAAGTTGTTTTGTCTGATTCATAATAAAAAGCAAGTGGGTGTCCACTGTTAGAACTATCAGACTGATCAAACCTATAAGTTGTATCAGGTGTTAAAGTTAGATAAGGCGATTCCACACCATCTATAACGTAAGCATTTGAACTACCGCCATCATATGGGTGTTCACTTGTTTTACTTGCTACTGTAACTGTAAGAGTTTGTGTAGTGTTTTCACTAGGTGCTGTACTAAGCGTACCTGAAAATTCAGGATCGCTTATAGTTGGATTGGTTATTGTTTTATTAGTAAGTGTTTCTGTTGCACTACTTGAATCTACAACTAGATCAATCGTGCCATCTCCATCTTGATAGGTAGCAGTTATGTTGGTTTCAGTATTACTACTGAACATTGCACCTACTGTATCTTGAACTACCTCTGTAAGATCAATGTTTGCGCTACCATCAAAGCTAACACCATGAATAGTACGTGCTGTTTCAAGTGTGGTTGCTGCAGTAGCAAGAGCAACTGCAATATTTGCACTACCGTCAAAACTTGTACCACCAATAGTTCTAGCTGTTGCCAAAGTGGTAGCAGTATCAGCATTACCTGTAACATCACCAGTTACATTGCCTGTTACATTGCCTGTAAGATTACCTGTAACATTTCCTGTTACGTTACCTTCTATATTTGCTACGAGTGTGCCTGTAGTTACAGTTAAATTGCCTGTACTTGCACCTGTTGCTGTGGTTGTACCGACTGTAAATTTATCAGCACTTTCATCCCACATGATGATAGCGTTATCACCTGTGCTACCTCTTTCAATAACAATACCTGAATCATTGGCATTGGAAGAAGCACCATTATTAAGTTCTATGAGGTTATCACTAACCACCATGTTTGTTGTGGCTACAGTTGTTGTAGTTCCATTGACGGTCAGATCACCTGTAACTGTTAGATCATTTCCAATCGTTACATCACTTGGTAAGCCAATGGTTACTGTTGCACTTTCTGAACCTGACCCACTGACTTCAATTTCGTTACTTGTACCTGCAATAGTAGCTACATAGTTTCCAGTAGTGTCTGTACCTAAGGCTACGCTGTTTGCAGCGATTGTGGTACTAAGGGTAATGTTGCCTGTGCCATCAAAGCTAACCCCTGATGCAGTTACATCGCCACTCAGGTCTATTGTACGAGCAGTTTCTAAAGCTGTCGCTGTTGCTGCATTACCAGTTGTATCTTGGTTTAGAGTTCCAACAACTAAGTCTATTGTTCCGTCAGAATCCTGATAGGTTGCTGTAATACCTGTTTCAGTATTACTAGAGAACATTCCACCGACAGTATCCTGTACGACTTCTGTTAAATCTATATTGGCAGTTCCGTCAAAACTTACACCGTGTATTGTTCTTGCAGTGGCTAAAGCTGTGGTTGTAGCAGAGTTACCAGTGGTGTCTTGATTACCTGTTGTGTTTACACCTGCTAAATCTATGTTTGCTGTACCATCAAAAGAAACACCACCGATTGTTCTTGCTGTTTCTAATGCTGTTGCAGTTGCAGCGTTTCCTGTGGTGTCTTGGTTAAGTGTGCCAATGGTAAAGTCTAACGTACCATCGCTATCTTGATATTCTACGGTTATGCCACTTTCTGTATTGCTAGTGACCATTGCACCAACAATATCTTGCACACGTTCAGCATTTACTGTGACTGCACCACTTGATACCGTGAAATCAGTACTGTCAAAAGATGCAATACCCTTGTTAGAGTCGGTGGCATCTTCGGCACTTATGGTAATAGCTGCAGACTCACTACCACTGCCTGAGATATCTATTCCCTCTCCTGCTGTTGCTGTAGCGATGTAATTACCAGTGGTATCTGTACCAAGAGCCACCGAATTAGCTTGAATGGTGGTTGTAATAGTCAGATCACCAAGATTAGTCAGCGTACCTGAACCTGCTACATCACCACTAAGCGTTATAACTGGGTCACTTACATTAAAATCTAATTTGCCATTTGTATCGTCATAAGTTACTGCAATACCTGATTCTGTGTTGGAACTTACCATTCCACCTACTAAATCTTGTACGTATTCAGTATTTAGACCGACTGTTACAGCAGCACTTTCAGAACCACTGTTTGCTACGTCTATTCCACTATTGGAAGCTGCAAGAGTAGCTAGATAATTACCTGTTGTATCTGTGCCTAAAGCTACACTATTGGCTTGGATTGTTGCTGTTAGTGTTGCACTAGCAAGATTGGTTATAGTTACAGAACCACCAAGATCACCTGCAAGACTGATTACAAAATCGTCAGCATTAAAGTCTAGCTTTCCGTTGGTGTCGTCATAAGTAACAGCAATACCACTTTCGGTATTACTTGAAACCATAGCACCTACAATGTCTTGGATTCTCTCTGTCTGTATGGTTACAGCACCACTAGATACGCTAAAGTCTGTTGCATCAAAACTTGCAATACCTTTATTGCTACTTGTAGCATCTTCTGCAGATATTGTTACTGTAGCTGTTTCAGAGCCGCTACCACTAACATCTATACCCTCACCTGCACTGATCTCAGCAACATAGTTGCCTGTGGTGTCAGTACCTAATGCTACACTGTTATTGATTACTGTTGCAGTTAATGTGGCATCGCCTAAGTTAGTTAAGGTGACATTACCACTCAAATCACCTGCTAATGTGATTGTAGGTGACTTATTTATGGTAGTTGCACTATCAATATCACCACCGTTTATGTCTACGGTGTTTAATATAGGTGCTGTTAATGTTTTGTTGGTAAGAGTCTGTGTTCCAGTCAATGTTGCTACTGTAGAGTCAATGGCAACTGTTAAAGAGTTACCTGAACCCACAGTATCAATACCTGTACCACCTGCAACGGTTAATGTTTCGCTACCGAGTACAATAGATAAAGCACCACCACTATCGCCTTGAAAATCAAGATCAACACCTGATATTTGGCTATTTACGTATGCTTTGATAGATTGTTGGGTTGCAAGGGCAGTATTGCTGTCTGAACCCATATTATCTTCGTCAAGAATAGAAGATACTGTTTGTCCTGAATTAAATGTAAGGTTTGGTATTTTAAAGTTAAGGCTATTAGCAAGACTGTTAGTTGATGCTAGCCATCTTGTGTTGGCATGGTCATAGATTAGACCTGCACCATCGTCTGTAGAGCCTACAGGGTACGCATTGGCAACACTTGCACCTAATATCGTGTTTGGACCTTCAGGACCTTGTGTTCCTACGGTAACAACGGTAATTGCATTGGTATCTGCTACCTCTACGGTATTAATGGTATCGTTGTCGCTAACTGTTACTTTAGATATTGCCATTATTTACTTATGTTTGGTCTGACACTGTAAGTGCCTTCTAGTATTCTTGTTACAACACCACCACCACTTACTATCTCTAAATCATACACACCATCATCTACAGTCATACTTGCTGTATCTGTTGCTGATATTGTGAGTGTTACTGTTCCTGCATTACCACCTAAAGATATTCTGCTGTTACCTGTGGTAAGGGTTAAGACTTCAGAGCCATCAGCATTTTTACGCAAATCCATCTCGGCACTTGCATAACCTGTTAAATCAACTACTGCATCGCTTGAATCTTTAAGCGTAAGAACTTTTGAAAATGTAGCACCTTGTTCTATAACGAAATGGTGGAAACCTGCTGTCATTAAAAATCTCCAATGTATACATGGTATCTACCACAAAGTGCATCTGCTCTGTTAATAATATCATCATTAGTGTAATTTGCCATAGTGTTTATGACCACTTCTTGCCTTCGTACCAACCAACAAGGGCATATCGCTTACCTCTTGTGACTTTATATACGCTATGGGGTAAAAATGATGGAAATAAAAGCATAGAGCCTTTTTGTCTTAATGTTTCGCTTGTAGGGTTAGCAATGTTGCAACCAAACTGAAAATCACCCCCATCATAGAGATTGGGGTCTGTAAGTTGTAAGGTTATGCTTAATTTTCTGTGTGACTCGCTATCATTGATGTTGGTATCAATATGTTCAACATAGAAGTCACCTACGTTGTATTCTGCTATTTGAAATTCGCAAAAACCATTTAGATTGAAACCAAAACATTCTCTATTGGCTACAGTTATAAATGGCTCTAAAAGTTTTTGAAACTCTGCTTGTTGTGGTGTTCCGTATGGAAACTTGTTGATCTTGGAACTGCGTACAGATTCCTTGTGTGCAAAGTGTTTGTCCCCTACCTTACCTTTCTGTGCTTCAAAGTCATTCCAGTTACCTAGTATGTCAGCACAAACGTCTGTAGAAAACTCTGTGTCATACAGATACCAAAGTGAGTTCATGACTCACCTTATGATTTTTTCTTGGTAGTTTTCTTTGCTGTTGTCTTTTTAGCAGTGCTTTTCTTTTTAGTAGCTTTTTTCTTAGGTGCTTTACCACCTTCCCATGCTTCATTAACATCAGGAGTACTAGGATCGTCACCTTTAAGTGTACCATCTTCGTTTCTTGCTCTTTTGATGTCAGCTTCTACTTCTACTGATTCTTCTGCACTGTCTGCTTTGACTTCCATAGCCCAACCATTCTGTACAAATGCACTCATTAAGCTATCTTGCCAATCTTCTTTAGCATCAACTATTTCGTCAAGTTGATATAGCTTTACCTGTGTACCCTGTGAATCGTCTGCTCCTGCTTTTGGAACTAAGATTTTGTATTTTTTTCCTGCCATTCTCTTTACCTATAAAAAAGTGGGGGGTTTAACCCCCCCAAAAAGTCTAATTAACGACTTGAGTTGCTATCAGCATCTACATTGTGTCTTGGATGACCTTTGATAACTGAAACAGCAATCGGTGTGCCATTAGAGTGTGTGCCTGTAAAATCGGCAACAACTCTGACATACCTGTTACCACCAACATAACCAATAGAGGTTACTTGTGGTGTTTCGCCATTTGCATCTAAGGTCAAAAAGATACCTGATGAATCAACTGCTCCGTCAGTTACAAGGCTATTGCTTGTTACTGCAGACCATGAAGAGTTATCAGAAGAATCTTGAAGAATGAAGTCAACCTTCACACTTGAAGATAAAGTATCTCCTTCAACACCTGTATCTACAACGATAGTAGCTGATTCAAAGCCTTGTAGATCAATCCCTGTACCATTAGTATCAGAAGAACCGACAACAGGGGCAATAGATTGTGCAACTGAAATATTGTTAGCTAAATCTCTCATATATCACCTACCTTATGTTGATACTTTTTGTTTTACTATAGCTTCAGCTTGAACGACTTGTCCACCAACTCTACGTCTAGCAATGTATCTTACATTACCAGTTGTAGCTTGTGTGAATGGGTCACGCAATACTGCTAAAGCCACCCTGTCAACAATCATATAACCTCTGTTGAAATCACCAAATGCGATTGGATACGCATTAGCTGCAACATCAGGCATATCAGTTGCTTCCACATATGGATGCCCTAAGATTGTTGATGACATACCACCTGACAACATCATTCCTTGTTGGAAGATGTACTGTCCTGCAGTATCTTTAAGTTTTCTGATAGCAGAAAGTGTTGATCTGTTAAATACAAATGTACCATTTCTGATGTAATCAGATTTAATGCTATGCACTAAAGTGATAAGACCGTCTGCAGTAAGAGCAGATGCACTACCTGATACAGCTTCACCAACATTGCTGTTAGTTAAGATACCTTCAGGTTTTCCAACTGAGTTACCACTTACGAAAGCTGTACCTTCAGCTTTTGCAAATTGCTCTGCAAACTCTGATTGCATTTCAGCTTCTAGGTCAAATACTGAATCTTCTAAGTCTTGCTCAGAAATATCCACTAAAGCGTAATGCTCATGTGCAGGGATTTCTTCAAGACCTACGTTGTATCCAGTGGTTTCACTTCTTGTACCTGACTCAGCAACCCATTCCGCAGAGAACTGTGAAGTTCTTTTTGGAACTTGGATTGATCTTTGTCCTGTACTTCTAACTCTTGCAATACTTCTGATTGGTGAGATTTCAGTTACAGTTTTTAGTAACTCTCTCACGTACTCAGGTGGTGCAAGATACCCACCAGTGCTGTCATTGGATACTGTTAATGCTTTCTTTTCAGCAGGCTCAAGAGCATCAATGCCCTTTCTGCAGTAAAGATCAAAAGCAGCAACCCTTTCATCAACTTGCTTAGTATCTAAACCTGAATTTGGTCGTTTGATGACTGTTTCTAGTTTAGCAACCTGCTCCTTGATGTTTTCAGCATTGGTTTCGGCTTGGTTTAGCTTCTGTGAGATATCTTCAAAAGCATCAAGTTTTGACTCAATGTTTTGCATCTTCTCGTCTAAGTAAGCTGTACCTTCGCCTTTTTCTATCGCTTCCAGTCTTTCGTCATTGACTTTCTTAAATTCTTCAAAAGCCTGACCAAATTCTGTAAGGGATTCTTTTACGTCATGTTCTGACATAGTTTTCTCCTATTATGCTTGTTTTAAGGTTTTGGTTAATTGTTTAATGGCATCTACCAATTCCGTATTGTCCTCAACATCTCGTTGAGTAAATACTTCATGCACTGCTTTTGCAGCTTGTTTCGCTTCTGAACGAGAAAGATGGAAAGCATCTCGCATACCATTTTCCCATTCCCTAATAGAAATTTCTTCGCCTTTCACACTACGCACAGTCGCCTGTGGATTCATAGGAAACGTAACGAGAGATATCTCCATCAAATCTACTTCATCAATAACACGTTTTTTAGTACGTTTATCGTAAGAAACTTTTTTGGGGTTGACTCTGAAGCCTATAGATAGACCATCTAAAGCACCCATCTTCATTAATTCATATGCTTCTTGACCTGCTTGTGTTTTCATAGCAAGTCTACCTTTGACTTTTAAACCGTGTTCATCTTCTTTGATTGATTCAAAGACACCTATTGGCATATCTGACTTATGTTGGTATAAGAGTTTAACTCCTTTAGCACCACGTCTTGACAAAGACTTTTTAAATGCACCATTCCTAATAACGTCATTACCAAGATCAGTATTGTTGAACACACTACCGTAACCTTCAAATTCACCTGTGGCTTTTTCTTCATCTTCATCATCGTGCCATGCCTTGAGTTCTGTTTTGATATCTATAAAAGATTTTAAATCCTCTACATTGTCCATAGAGTTATCACACCCACAATCTTCGTCTTTTTTCTTTGGCTTTTTGTAACCTGCGACATCTCTACCAGTACGTTCTACGTAATCGTCATGTGAACTACATGGCATATAGATTGTTTGACCATCTTCTGTGTGGCTATGTGTGCCACTGCAACCTATGGCTTCTGCTCTTGCTTCAGCTTCTTCTTCAGTTGTAAAAACATCACGTCTTAGTTGTTCTTTTTGGTCATTCTCGTTGGAATCTTCTTTGGAATTGTATGCTGCTGCACAGACTGCTAGACGTTGATCAGAATCATATTCTGTTGTCATAGTGTCATCTCCCATACATCTATCTAAAAATTGTTGTCTACTTTCCCCTGTGTTAGGTTTCGGTATTGGCATATGTCTATATATAGTAAATTAATGTGTAGGATAGCACAATATATAGACCTATATAAATTTATTAAAATAATATTCCAAAAGGGGTTTACAAATATCAAGAAACCTTTTACCATGTACATATAAATTGATAAGGAGATAAAATGAAATACAAATTTAAACCAAAAAAATCTTTAGACAGAGCCTTATATAGATATGGTTCTGATTCATGTAGTGTATATGATGGCGATCTTATTGATTGGTATATATTTATGAAGAATAGATGTATATCTTGGAATGTTGAACCATCACAAGTTGTTAGATGGCTTGATGCAGAAGGTACATATCTTGATTGGTCAGAAACTGTATCAGTTAAACAAGGTTGGATTGCAGCACAGAAGTTTGTGGAACAAGACATGTCTTTTGAAGATTCTGTAAAAGATGTTTGGATTGATGCAAGAGATAATTTTGCACACATTGTATAAATATAAATTTAAAAAGGAGAATTGCAATGACAAGAAGTAAAGAATTAGGTCAGATGACACCACTTATGGATATCCTAGTTAAGATGTCCATAAAGTACCAAGCAGATATTGCTTCTATGACAATGGAGCAAGTACAGAATCTAGTATCAGATGATGATTGGGCAAAGCTACATGAAATTATGAAATACGGTAAACAACTACATTGAGGTAAAAATATGAGAATTTATATAGTAATTGACAGAAACAGAAACGAAGGAACCTATTTCTTTGACAATAAAAGAAAAGCTGACAAATATTTTAACTTTATAAAAGATACGACAGTTGCAGAATTTAAGATCATCAATGTAAAACCTAATAGAAAAGGTATTTTGTATGCCATGGAAGTTGCTACTCAATCTGTTGGTTCATCTTGTGGTGATTTAAGATATATATGAAGCAGTCAATCAGATACAGAGTCAATTACATTAAAAGGTACAGCACACAAACACCGTATCATATATTTGATGAGCAGATATTTTCCAATAAGAAGTTAGCTGAACAGTTTCTTATGTCCAAGGAGCCATATGATGCACAGATGTATACAGAAGCCTATATGTTGCTTGAGGAAAATAAAATATGGAAATGGGTCGCTTGTGATGATACTGTCTATTTTGATGGAACTGAACTAACTATTAACTAACTTAAATAGGTAGAGAATTTTTAAAGTAATGTGAGTGTTGCTTTACAAAAAGGTATATGGTGTTCTACCTATTTATCCTCCAACTTTGCACCTAATACCACACTCACTTATTCAACGATATCATCCTCGTCCACATAGATAATTACACATCTACAATTAACAGTATTAGCTGCACCACCTGCAGGATCGCCTGCGAAATCCATTTGCGTGCCACCAACAGTAAACTTTTCATCCATGTCTACAGTTTGTCCATTGGCTTGACTGTGTGCTGATCTTGTTCTTGCATCATTGGTAGCAGTCCATCTTTTTAGCATTTTTATACCTAGATCGTTTCTGACTTGATTGTGGTACATATGGCTAGCAAAACTTGCTGCGTTATGTGTTTCTGTTCTTGCGATTAATGCTGCCCTTGATCTAGTAAGTGGTATTACCTTGCTTGTAATCTCTCTTGCGATCTGTGGTAACGTCATATTATCTGCTCTACCCTGTCTGATAATAGTATCTATGCGCAAAGCTATTCTTGCACTTATGCCTGCTAATATTAGTGTTCTTGTTCTAAAGTAATCATTTACAAGTTTCTCAAAGTCTAACGATCTACCCATGACAAAGATTTCTTCATCTTTTGTACCACGATCATAAATTTCATTATTACTGTCATAGATAGTTCTGAAAACTCTGCGATAATGTGCAAGGGTAATAGGTTGCAACTCTTCGTCTAAGGCTCGTTGTGCAACACCTATCTCATATATTCCATATTCTTTATAAAGCCCTGTACGAACGTTTACGAAACGTCTAAATAACGAATTTAGCTTTCTATAGTATTGTTTTTCTAAATTAGTGCGAATTCTAAGTTGTCTAGCAACTTCTCGTCTTGCGTTAACTCTACCTCTACGAAAGGTGCGAATCTGCTTTTGTGCAAGCATTATTTTTTACTACTTAATGGATGCCCTTTTGGTAATAAGTCGGTATCAAATTTACCTCTTTTAAACCTACCTGTCCTTACAGCATGTAAGAAACCATTCACGCGAGCATATGCCCATTGGTCACTTGATCTAACACCGGGTCTTACCGAACCAGGATTCGTATTATAGGCCCCCACACCCCTACGGAATACAGCTTCTAACATTCTAAGGTTTACACGCTTAGCAGGATTATCGCCATATTTATCATTATGGTCACTAACCTTACCTCGCAGTGCTTCTCTTACTTTTTCAGATACCTTTGGTGCTTTTGTTTCATCAAAATCTTCAAAATCTAAATTCTCAAGATCAATAGATTTTTCTAATTCTCTATTTATTTGATCACGTTTCTTTTTAGACCAAGACTTGCCACTGTCCCCTCCCCAAAGAGCGTGTGCTATCCTGCCATTACTAGGATATCCTTTTTCGCCTTGTCTAAATCCTTCTGCTTGTGCATCTACCTCATGTCTTGCAAAAAAACTAAACATTCTTTTTACAGTATCAGGAGATAATGATTCACGTCTAATCAACTGGTTTGCTCTTGCAACTCCTACCCTTGTACCACCTCTATTAAACTCTCTTCTCCAATTTAAACCACGTTCTGCTTCTTCTGCCATACCTGCTGTTGGTTTTAGATCAAGATCAGATAATGCCTTATGTTCTTCAAATGCTTCCCAATCATGTACATCAAACAAAGAATCTTCTTTGCTTTCTTCTTCTAAAAGCTGTGCAATTTCTTCATCTAATAAATCTTCATAATCTTTAGCATCTTCTTCATTGCTTTGATCAGGCTTTGGCGGTGCATCTGTACCTAAAGGAAATAATGCAGCATTTACCAATAAGTCATCAGCACCATCTAATGGTGATAAACCAAGGCGTTCTCTTGCTTCATTTCTGGTAATGATTCCTTCTCTTACTGCTAAGGCAACATTCTCATAAATTTTCTTGCGCCTTTCTGATAATGCAGGTATAGAATCTATGTCATAACAAAACATTAAATCTTCACCAAACATAGGTACAAGCCATTCATTTAAGTCTGATTCTATCTTTTTGAGATATGGAATTATTGTTTCTTCATATAATGCTAATCTTGCTTCTGCTACGTTTGCGTAAGTCTGTGCATCAGGTACACCTACTAATTGACTTGGCACACCAAAACAAAGTGCTATATCTGTCGTAGCCATGTGTTTAAGATTACCAAAGTCCATGTCTTTTGGTGATAAACCCATTTCCTTCCAATCAAAGTCGCCTTCTAAAAGCATTGGTCTGCCTGCATTACTTGTGCCACTAAATCTATTATTAAGGTCTGTAAGTAACTGTTGCCTTTGTGATTCTGTTAGATTTACAGCAAAGCCTTGATCATCTCTTGGTTTAAATACAACAGCACCACTTGGTCTTGCACCATTGTTTAATAAATTAACATTATGTTTTGCTGACATATTGTGCTGATCAATCTCTAGTGCACCTGCAGCTAGTGGAGATAACCCATAATAATCATCTAATGGATTCCATAGCTTTATTTGTTTTAAATCACTGTTAGCAGTTTCTTGATCTACCTCATACTCTGCATGGACACGACCACTAATAATGTATTGGTATTTTTGTGGTATGTAGTTTTGTCCACCTTTAATTGTAATTCTGTCAGGTCTTAATAAATGTAGTTCGCTTGGTGGTTGATTATCTGCACCAACCTTTAGTACATAGCTATTACCTGAAAGCATTAAGTAACCATATAGACTAGCAAAGAACTCTGAATTACTTTGTAGTGGGTTTGGTCTATCAAGTAAATCCATAATTGGGTGATATTCAAGAACATCATCGCCTTGTTTAATCATATATGGCACAGCACTTGCACCATTAGCTATCTCATTGACACATCTATACACAATGGCATTTTGCATGTAGCCATCTTTTGCTAGGTCTTGATATTTGTATTGTTTAGCGTCCCCTGTACCTACTCCAAAAAAACCGACTGTAGAGTAGTTTTGTTTTTGTTCAGGATCGCCAGTAAAAAAGTTTTTGATGTTATCTATTATTGCCATCAGCTAATTCTCCAATTTACATTACCCAATGATTTATTCAGTTCGCTTAGTCCCCATACTAAAGCATCTAATCTATCAGGGCTAGTTTTTGTATCTCCTGTATAAGTACACATTTGTGATTCTAGTTCAGGATATATACCCATATGGTGAACTCGCCTTTGCTCATAAAGTGCTGCAATTGGCTCTGCTCTTACAATTTTACCTCTTGTAGCACGGACTGACCTATATGGAATATTGGGGTCTACATTCCTAATTAGTCTTTCCACCAAATCACCGCCATTATTAACTTCTGCAACAATTCTGTCTGCGTCCCAGTCATAATATGCGTTGACTGCAATTTTACCCCATTTATCGGCAGTATGTCTGCCTGACAAATCTTCTAGTACATAATACTCATTATTATGATCTTTTCCAACTACCACTATGCCTGTTTCATCAGAATCGTCATTGGCAGTAACAGCAGGGTCTATTGCAACTATTATCTGCGACAAGTCCCTTTCTGTTTCTTCTGACAATCTAGCTTCATCTATTAGCTTCATATTCCATAATGCACCATCTACATCTTCTAGTATCTCTGCAAACAATTCTTGTCTGCCTAGTGTTGTACCTTCATATTTATCACGAAGCATAGCTAATGCACTTTCAGCAAGATTATCTTCATTCTCAAATGTACTACCTGATGTAACAACCACATCATCTCTTGATACTAAGTCTTTAATTATTTTGGTTGGTTTTGGTGTTGTGGTTATTAAACATTGTGGATTATTGCCAAGACGTAAGCCAAACATTAGTTGATCAAAGGCTTCTGGATATCTCCATGCAGCCACTTCATCACACCATGCTCTGTGAAACTGTGGTCCCCTTAACCTCTCAGGCTCTGATGCTGCATAGCCAACAATTTTTGATCCATTAAATAATCTTATCTCACTCATACTAGACGAGTATCCTTTTAGCGTAGCATCGCTTGAATAACATTCTTTTGGAATAATAGAGGTAAGACCACTAGGACCACCAAAACAAACTCTACGAAGATCACCTGCTGTTGGCGCTACAACTGCACTTATAGTATTTGGATTACGCAAGGCATACACAGCAATATCTTGAGCGCCTGTTCTAGTCTTACCCCAACCACGACCTGCAAGAATTAGCCATATGTAATGCTTTTCTTTAGGGGTTAGTTGTTTTGATCTAGCAGTCTTTAGCCAATCAGTGTACAGCTTGATCGTTGCTTTCTCTGCGTTGCTCTGCAACTGAGTCAAGCAATTCCATAGCTTCTCTGAAGGCATCTGCGTCTTGGATATTGGCATTAAGATTCATATTGTCTGTGGCTTCACCTAAGGCAAGTTTTGCTAATCTTTGTGCTTGTATTGCAGTATTAGCTAAAGCATTTAATTGATTAGGTGGTAACCCTTTTTTACCTTGTTGCTTATCCAAGGCATTTGTATTTATTGCTTGCCCTACTGTTACCATTAGAGATTTAGCAATATTTAAACTTGTTGTATCAAACTTTATGGATTCTTCATGCAGATTTTTGACACGCTCTTTGTCAAGCTTTGCCATGTACTGTATTTGAAACCTTTCCCTATCCACTTTCCATGCTTCTTTTTTTGCAACTCTGTATAGTGTGGATTTTGCAACCTTATATTTCTTTGCTAACTCATCTAAGGTTGGCATGTTCTTTGCACCTTCTTCATTGTCAATACCTTGTACATAATCATTTCTTGCCTTAAGTTTTAAGGTATCGGTAAATCTTGTGGTGGTGGTTTTTTTACTCATTAATTCTCACTAATTATCACGCATGATAAAACAAAAGAAGCCAAAAAGGAATAATTAGTAATTAATTATATATTCCAAAAGGGGTTTACTTTTTGTGGTAACACTATATTATGTACTTATAAATTGATATAGGAGTAATATGAAAAATCAAAATTATAAAAGCAAATGGCACCAAGCCAGAGAACTTGAAATTCAATATAACTTTGCATGGAGAAAATACTCAGGTAGTTTTCCTGCAATAGTTGATGAGCGATACTGCCGATTCTGTATATCTAAAGGTATTATGCCAAAAGGACCTTCAATTAAATGTGGTTATATCACTAATTGGAAGGATTACGGTGAAACACTTGACGAAGCAATTGAGTGTCTTACTAACGAACTTGAATATGCAAGGTCTGAATATCAAGCCTATCAAGATGAAGAAGGTGAAACACCCTTTGAGAGAAGTGGTGGTTATATGCGTGAAATGGTTGGTCTTGGGGAGTGCAGATAATGAAAATAGAACTAACCAAAAAAGAAGCAGACGTACTCAGGTATTGGCTTGAGTACGCTGATAATGCACAAGCACAACAAGTAGATGATGCATATTGGTACGCTAAGACAAATGGCAAGCTAATTGAATCACTTGGTACATATCATATGCGACAAGATGATTTGTCTGACCTTAGACAAAGACGTCAAGAACATTACGCTATTAAAAGAATGATCAAAAAACTTTGTGGTTAATTATGGAATTTAGTAAAGCAAAACAAATCTATTTAGACAAAGCACCTAAAGATCACAATATACCTTGTGAAGCTAATTCAAGTGAGCGTATGGGTGGTTGGGTTATGAGAGATGAACTTAACCACCACATTGGTTTTGTACCTACTATGTACGGTGATCCAAGTTACATTTATCATAGTACCAATAACAAATACATTATAGAGGAGATGTAATAATGAAGATTCTTAAAATGTATGCTGACAAGCCTGATGAATGGGAAGAGATAACTTTGGAAGAAGCTATTGAATATACAGAAGGTAGAGGTTATTGGGCAAAAGATAGTGTCAAGACCATGCTTGTAGATGGTCTTACAGTACGAACACCATGGGCGTTTTACAAAGCTAAAAAGGAGTAATAGAAATGTTAAACCCATACAGAATAGGTATTGTTGGTCATGGCTTTGTAGGACAAGCTGTACAAAATGCTTTTCTTGACCAAGATAAATTCAGCATAACTGTTTATGATCCTGCTTTTCCTAGTATTTGTGAGATTGAACGCTTATATGATTCCTTCTATGAGTATAAGGAAGATTGCCTAGATGTAATTTTTGTATGTGTTCCTACGCCACAACTAGATAATGGTGCCATTGATTCAAGTATTGTGCAGAACACAGTTAATGATTTATTGGAAAATACAAATGCTATTATTGTAATTAAAAGTACTGTTGTACCAAGTGATGTACCTATACATAAAAGAGTTATTTACAATCCTGAATTTTTAACAGAACAAAATGCAAAAGAAGATTTTTTAAATGCACCACAACATATTGTTGGTGGAGAAACAAAAGCAATTGAAAAATTAATTGAGGTCTATCGTAACTCTAAGATTAAAAACAAAATATTTCATCAGATGTCTGTAAAAGAAGCATCATTTATAAAATATGCAATTAACACGTTTCTAGCAACAAAGGTTACATTTTTTAATCAACTATATGATTTAGTACAAGAACATGATTGTAATTGGGATACTATAGTTAATGCTGTTACTGCAGATAAGAGAATTGCCAAAGGTCATACTAAGGTTGCTGATAAGGGCAGAAAGCGTGGGTTTGGTGGTGCGTGTTTTCCTAAAGACATAAATGCTTTTTTACAATTTTCTAAAGGTGATTTTTCTTTACTTAAAGAAGTTATCTACATAAATGATTTTTACCGACAAGAATACGAATTAACTAACAGAGAAAAAACAAATAATATAAATTATTCCAAATAGGGTTTAAATCTAAACTGTTACCTATTATTATGGATTTTTTCAGGAGGAAGAATGTCCATAGAATGCTTAAATCGTGCCTTAAAAATACAAGGCTTAAATCCAACACAAAAACTTATTCTAGTGATTCTTGCAAATTATGCAGACGAAAACAACACTTGTTACCCTAGTTACAAACATTTATCAAAAATGATAGGTTTAAATACTGTTAAAAGTGTACAGCAAGCAGTAAAACACTTTGTAGAACTTGGTTATATAGAGATAGAACACAGAACATTAGACAATGGTGGTTTTACCAGTAATCGCTACCACCTTAAATTACCTAGTGTAAATAAAAACCCTAGTACCCTACAGGATACCCCCCATGTATCCACCACTACCACCAATACTAAAGATAATACTAAAATTAAATATAGCGAAAACTTTGAATGGTTTTGGAAGGTTTATCCAAGAAAGGTATCTAAAAAGAGTGCATACAAATCATTTATTAAAATAGACGAAAAAGAACATAGTAGAATTTTATATAGTGTAGAGTTATTTCAAAAAGATAATTTACAAACAGAGGAAAGATTTATACCTCATGCTACTACATGGCTAAATCAAGAACGATGGATGGATTATTTTGAAACAGATAACCAAGGTGTCATAAGACCAAAAAATAAAAACAAATCATTAAACAACCTTGCAGGTTAGGAGAATAAAATGAAAACACGTGATGAATTAATGAATCTTGGTATTAAACCAAGAAATTGGGATTACGAACCACAGAAAGTTAAATGTCCTAAGTGTCAACCACCACATAACCCTAGAGATAATCCTTTAAGTCTTACCTTAAACGAAAATGGTTTTGTTTATAAATGTCACCACTGTGAGTTTCAAGGTGGTTTCAAGGAAAAAAATGGTACAAGATTTGTACCAAAAAGACCAAAGATAGTAAAACCACAAGAGCCATCACAGATGCTACAGACAGACGATCTAACGAATTATTTTACAAATAGGGGTATATCTATAGAAACTCTTAAAGCGTTAAACATACACGCTGAGGATAAATGGTACGCCTTTCCTTACTACGATAAGGATGGAAGTCTTACCAATATTAAATTTAGAGATAAAAATAAAAACTTTAGACAGTCTGCGAATGCTAAACGTACTCTGTATAACTACAATAATTGTTATAGAAGCGATACTGTTGTTTTTGTAGAAGGCGAGATTGATGTTTTATCTGTCTATGAGTCAGGCATTAAATCTGTCTGTACTTTACCTGATGGTGCTGCCAAAGAAGCTAGATACAAAAAAGGTGATGCAAGGTTTAAAGCATTAGAAAATTGTCCATTAGAAGCCAAAAAAATAATTCTTTTTACAGATAAAGATGAAGCAGGCAGATCATTACATAAAGAGTTGTTACACAGATTTGGTAAAGATAGATGTTGGTATGTTAAATGTCCTGACGACTGTAAAGATGCAAATGATATATTAACAAAACATGGCACATTAAAATTAAAAGAACTAATTGATAATGCAATACCCTATCCTGTTGATGGTCTATATCGTGCTAGAGATTACTATAATCAAGTAAATGATTTATATGATGGTAACTATGTAAAGCCATTAGAAATAGGCATGGGCGATTTAGATAGAATTTATAAAATATTGCCAAGCACCTTTCATACAATTACAGGTATACCTAATCATGGTAAGTCTGTATTTTTAGATCAGGTATTAATGAATCTAGCCATGACACATGGTTGGAAATTTGCTGTTTTTTCTCCTGAACATAGTACAAGCATGCATATAAGACGTATAGCACAGATGTACAAAGAAAAGCCTTTTGATATTGGTTTTGAAAATAGAATGGATAAATCAGAACTTAATGATGCAATGTCTTTTATAGATAAACACTTTTATTTTATAGAAACCAAAGATGCAGTACCAAATATCCAATTAATTATGGAGATAGCTACAAATGCAGTTAATAAATATGGTATTAATGGAATCATTATTGACCCTTACAATGAAGTTAATGCCACAAGAAGCGGTAATCAAAGAGAAGATGAACACATAAGAGATTTCATATCTACTTGTAAAAGATTTACTAGATTATATGAAACTGTCGTTTGGGTTGTAGCACACCCTACAAAACTACCAAAAAGTAATGATGGCTCATACATGCCACCAAGTGCTTACGATATATCAGGTGCTAGTCATTGGCACAATCAGTCTGATGTTGTCATAACAGTACATAGAGATTTTGATGATAACTCTACAAGAGTTATTACAAGAAAAATAAGAGAACAAGACCTATATGGAAAAATTGGTGAGGTTAAATTTATCTATGATGAGAAGTCAAAAAAGTTTATAGAATTTGAGCCTTATGATGATTGGTCAAGTATTAATTTTAATTGATCTTCTAAATATCTTTGCAGATTATGCTTCTGTTTCCAACCAAGACTTCTTGTCTTGTCTGTTAAAACAGGAGCAGATTCTCTGTTGCCTTTTCTTTGTGGTAAATATTCTATTTTCATTTTAAGAATATTTGCTAGGTCAATAATGCTGTAACTCTCTGCGCTTCCTATACCATACCCATCACCATAACCATCTAATCCAACCATAACCAATCCATCAATAATATCGTCAATGTGAGTAAAGTTTCTACGTTGCTTACCTGTACCAACAATGGTTGCATTTTGGTTTTGTTTTTTAGCTTCTAAAAACTTTGCTACAACAGTTGCATATTTGCCATTAGCAATCTCATTTTTTCCATATACATTGTAAAAATAAGTTATGGCATACTTTATATCAAACCATTCGCAATAAGTTTTTACCAATTCTGAGTTTGCATGTTTTGTATAAGCATAAGGTGACGTGTATCTTGCTGTACCATCATCACCAAATTTTGTACTTGAGCCTGAATAAACCAACTTAGCATCAAGATATTTTGCTAATTTTAAAACTTGATAAATGCTGTTCCAATTGTACTTAAATACCAAATCTATATCTTCAAAACTTTGCTCAACTCTTGCATATTCTCCAAGGTGGTAAATAAGATCAATTTTTATATCATGATAAATATTATAAATATCTGCTGTTTCACCAAATGTGTAATTAGCACCTTCATGTCTATTGTCTTTTGTACCAGTAAAATAGTTATCCAATACAAAAACTTTGTGCTGTGTTGCCAAGAACTCTGCTACTAAATTTGAGCCTACAAATCCAAGACCACCTGTTATAAGAATATTCATTTTTTTATTTTAAGCTGCATACCATAGTTATTTATTTTACCTGTTGGTTTCCAATTGCTTTTCCTAACTAATTTATTACTTTTCATATATGGCTTATAGTCTACATGATGATGCCATCTTCCATATTTGAATGATAGTTTTGATACATCAGGGTGCAAATCTACAAGCATTTGTGATTTATCAAGTGTTCCATCTGCATACAGTTCGTCAGTATTACCGCCTTTGACTGTTTGTGTTGTAGCTTTATCTTGCAAGATTGCATTAAATAATACTGTACACCAACCACCTTTAAGCATATCTAAGGATAAAATAGTATCTTCGTTATAACGACCTCTCCACCTGTAAGGCACATCATTTCTAATAAGATTACAACTATAGATTCTTGTATTAACAGTTATAGGTGGCTTAGTAACTCTTGATGGAAAAAAATAATCATAATGTGGACCTGCCATTGCAACATTTTCATAACGTAGGCAAAAGTCCTCAATAATCCTAAATGGTGTACCATTAGCGACTTTTATTTTTCTATTTTTATTCATTCTTCTAAACGATCTTATGTTATCGTCCATTATCCAATGCCAATCCCAACCCTCTGACACTGCTGTATCCCAAATAAAATTTCTTGCAGGGCCACTACCGGTAGTTTTAGATAAACCATAATCATCGCACAACTCATATTTTTCTTTATATGACATATCTAATTTTAAAATTTTAGATTCGTCACCAACCTCTTTTAAATACAGATCATATTCTTGTGGCTCAACAACAAGTCTGTAATGTACGCCAATATGGTCTAACCATTTGCTGGTTAATCTTGAGTCATGTCTACCTTTGCTAGGTATAAATAATGGGAACTGTGGATTAAGATCATTCATATTGCTTATCAGCAACAGTAAATTCTTCTTGTTCGGGATACCAAATCCATTTTGTTTTATCGGTTATTTTTTGACCAACTAATTGACTAAAACTTTCAATATCCTCTTCTTTTTCAAAGTGCAATAATATTGTTCTTTTTGGCATTAAATCTTCTTGGTCATATTCAGGCATATCAACCCATTCTGTACTTGGATCATTTACAACATTATCTGCGTTTAACATTGGCAAAATTTCCATTTGATCAAATGCAAGAATATTAAGATCAAAACCATTTTCATTTAATTGTCTTATTTGTTCCCACAATAAATCTTCGTCCCAGGTGGAATTTGTTGCAATTTTATTATCAGCAATAACCAATGCTTTCTTTTGTTCTTCATCTAAATTAGCAACACTAACAGTAGGTACTTTTTCTAACTCAAGCTGTAGTGATGCCATGTATCTACCATGACCTGCAAGTATCGTATTGTTTTCATCAATTAATATAGGATTTAAAAAGCCAAATTCTTCTATAGATTTTGCAATCTGTTTAATCTGCTTATCTGTATGTTGTCTTGGGTTATCTTTAAATGGTTTTAGTTCTGCCACATTAACTTCTGTTACTTGCATTTTATTCTCCTAAATAAAAATCATTAGGCTCAACAGTACACTCTGTTGCCTTATAAATTACCAACATTTCATTTTTTCTTGGCACTCTTTGACCATTAATCCATTTTGCCAATGTACCTTGTGGAATCTTGACATCTTGCTCTTGCATAACTTTATCTATAAAAGCCATTTGAGTTAGTTTGTTATCTCTAAGGTAAGTTTTTAATTTCATAATATTCTATTAATTATTCCAAATATGAATTATAATGCTATGTATAAAAAATGACAATCTTAAATTGAGGTAAAAAAAATGACAGAACCAAGACTTAGATTTAACAGAGAAGAACTAAAAGTCATTCACGACTACTTATACCTAGAGAAATACGAAACAGACCTTATGCGTGCTGAGATTGATTACAGCAGAGCAAAAGAAAGAGGTGATGATAATTTAGGTGCATGGAAAGATCATCTTTTCTTTGTTAAACAAAAAATTAAAACAAATAAAAATCTTATAAAAAAGATAGAAAGGTATTTTGGTTATGATGAAGAATAATCCATTTGAAGTACACGGTGTAGAACACCTATCAGCAAGTTCTATAAATCAATTTATATCAAGTCCATGTCATTGGATACTTAAGGTAAGTGGTTATAAGTCCTCTAGCAATCCTGCTATGTGGAGAGGTACAGCTATTGATAATGCCATTTGCAATTCTTTTGACTTAGATTTAAACCAAGAACAAAAGATACAAAGATCAATTGTCAATGCAGAAATGGATTTTGATTCTTTACATGAATATTACCAATCCGAAAAAGACTATGACTTAAATGATGTTGGCAAAGAACGAGAAAAATTAGAGCCTTGGGTAAAGCTAGGCGTAGATTTTTACAACAAGCTTGAATGGAAACCCATAGAGTGCCAAAGAAAAATAGAAATAGAATTTGAAGATATACCAATACCTATTATTGGATATATTGACCTTACTTATGAGGATTGTATTAGAGATATTAAAACAACTGCAAGGTTGCTCTCTGAAACACCTTTAAGTATTTGTCGTCAGCTAAGCCTTTACAGCGTAGCAGAAGACAAGCCTGCACTTGTAGATTTTCTGCATGTAACTTCTAAGCAACAGCAAGTAGTTACTAGAGAAATTACAAATGTAGAAAACCACGTGTCTGTATTGAAGAAAGCTGCATTTGCAATGATGAATGTGCTTTCGTATTCAGATGATATATATACCGTAGCTTCTTTATTCTACCCTGATTATGACTATTGGATGTGGTCAGACGAAGATAAGGTTGCTGCAAAACAACTATGGAGTATTTAAATGAACGATAAATTGATAAGAGCAATACACGATATTGCAAACCTTTCTAATGAAGAAAAAACTAATATTAAAGGTAAATTCTATACAACTGTGGACAAGCGTTTACAGACGTTTAGAACACACTTTGGTACTGACGCTAGGATATCTACAGAAGTTATACATCATGACTTAGAACGAGTTGTGGTAAAGGCTACAGTACATACCTACGAGAATGGTGAATGGAGAGAAATAGGTAATGACTATGCAGAGGAGTTTAGAGGCTCAGGTATGGTCAATAAAACATCTGCACTAGAAAACTGTTGTACCTCTGCTATTGGTAGAGCATTAGCATCTTGTGGTCTAGGTGGTGGTGAATATGCTAGCAGTTTTGAGGTAGATAATGCCATAAACAATAAGGCAGAAGCACCAAAGATAAAGTACAAACTACTTTCATCAGAAAATAATAAAGCACCCTTAGCATCTGCATATGATGAAGTAGGGTTACTTAATGCTTGTAGACGTCTTATGAACGACCCTAATAATGACGAACATATAAATTTATTTCAGGTAAACAGAAAAGTTATTGACGAAGCAATGAGTAATGCTAATGATAATGATGTATATGATTCATTCTCAACACTCATAAGTTTATATGAGGTGGCATAATGCCAAAGTTTTCATTAGACGATTGTGTATATCTTTGTATGCGAAATGGTCATTGGTGGACTTTTTGGGATTTACAAAAGACCATTAAGGAACGTACAGGTAAATTCTATGGTGAGCCAACGATATCTGCATCAATAAGAAATTTGCGAAAAGATTGGGCAAGATCAAAATATGATTTACCACAATTTGGTGAGGTAATTCTTAAAAAAAGAATTAGTGGTGGAAAAGGTTATCAATACAGATTAATAGGAGTAGAAAATGGATAATGATAATGAAAAGAAAGGGTATCTATGGCATGAAACTAATGCACAAGTTTTAAGAAAAGGTACCTATACCATCAATGGTAAAAAAAGATACGGTGGTATTTTAAAAAGCCAAAACAATAAAGGTGAAGATAAATACGAATTTTTTGAATGTGTAGGTCTTTTACATCTAAATGACCCACAGCAAAAGAAAAGTGAGAGATCACCTGATATGGGGGGTAAGATTACACAAGATTGCCAAACATATAAATTAGGTTGTTGGGCAAGAGAAAGCGAGCAAGGTACACCATATACAAGTCTTGGCTTTCAAGAGATAGAAGAAGAAAAGGACAATAATGCTATAGGGGCAAAAATACCTTTTTAATTCTATAATCTGTGTATGTCTAAAAGACTTACCAATCGCCAACATTTGGAATACGTAGCTAGTCTGCCCTGCTTAATTTGTAGGGCAGGTTATTACGTTGGGTCAAATAATATACAAGCACATCATTTATTAAAGCCATGGAATGGTAAAAGAGGTATGTCGTTGCGTGCAGGCGATGATAATGTAATACCACTTTGTTTTCGTCATCATTCTTTACTGCATACAAAATATGGAAGTGAATCTGCTTTCTTTAAACATTATGGATTACCTGCAGACTATGGACAGACAGAAGCAAAGAGATTGTGGCAAAGAACACAAGATGATCCAAAAATAGACGATTTACCCTTTTAAAAAAAAATAAAAAAAAACTTAAAAAAGTGTTTACTTTATTCCAAAATGGAATTAAGATGTATACATAATTTGATAAAAGGAGATAACATGAAAAATTATATAACTCAAAATAACTACTCAGGAGCCAACGTTGACATTCTGTCAGAAGCAGGCTTCAACGAGGACGATAGCTTTGTTACTTTCAAACAAGCTTTAAAAATCCAAGGTGTATCAGGTAAGACTCTTAAAGGTCTAAAGGCTTGTGCAACTTTGTTTTTCTTTAAAGAAGAAGAAGATAAAGCTACTGGTGAGAAGGTTAAAGTCAAAAAATACTTTAATGTATTTGACGTCAAACCTATTCTTGAAAGAGTTAACCAAAAGGCAGCATAACAGCTGCCTTTTTTTTATAGGAAATATTATGAAACTAAAAAGAATGATAAAGATAGACCCTTTCACACAAACTGTTGATGAGATAGATGTTAATACTTCTGATCTTACAGAGATTCGTGAAACCATGAATTGCAGATTAATAGATATTGTTTCTCTTGGAAATAATGTTGATCTAATTGTAGATGATGAAGGTTTATTAACTACTGAGCAAAGATACTTTAAATTAGGTGCAGTTTATGCAGGCATATGTTTAGTATCTGCTAATGATGGTGAAGGTAATATAATTGATTGCCCTAAGACCATTGAAGATATTGAAGAACATCTTGAATGGATGCCAATAGATCATATTGAAGAACCATATATGGAGTTCATACCTCTATCATGATTCAGTATGAAGTGTATGTTTGGTTTCCTCATATCGGTAGGTATGGGGAACACAAACTTGTAAGAACATTTGATAATTTATTAGATGCCCAAAACAGAGTTGAGTGTTATTTAGATAACAACATAACATCACATTACAAGGAAATAAAAAGATGAATAAAGGTATAAAATCTACAGAGGTCATTAGCCAACTAACATTGAGTTGCATAAAACATAATTTTGTTGAGTTTGTTGATGAATATGGTTACCAAGATGCAGTACAAAAAATATCAGAGTTATTTTCTGCAGATTGGGATAAGTGTAAATATGAAGTCATGCAGTGGTATGACTTTGAAATTAAAAAAATAGTAGGAGATATAAGATGATAAGAACAGCTGACATGGAATTAGAGGTTAAAATCAAAGTTGATATTGACCATTATCCTGAATATGATGAGTTAATTAGCTTGGTTAAAGATGCTATTGATGAGCATAACTTTAAAAGCAAAATTCTATACAAAGACATTGATATTACAAAAGATGAATAAAGAAAATTTGGTAAAACTAACACAACAAGTATTATCTGAAATTGATGAAGAAATGCTTGATGAACAAGATAAATACTTGAGAATGGTATTGTGTAATAAATTAAGGAAAGTTTTTAGTTATGCCGCTATGCATTGTTCAGGTAGTATTGCAGATGATAAACAAAAGGCTTATCAATCTGTCAAGCCAATTCTTGATGATGCTTTGCAAAGTTATAAGGACAATAAAGATGAGGATATTTTATCTGAAGGTGATCTCTCTCAATTAGAAGAACAAAAATATCATGATTATTAATATTATTTTTATTGTGCTAGGAATATTTTTACTTGCAAATATTGCAGGTATATTTGTAGTCATGGCTAATTCTTGGAGAGAAACACACCATAATATTAAAGAAGATATTATTAAATGTAAGTGGGGTAAATAATGTATAACGTGAGTAAAAAAAATGATAAGGCGGTATTATAAAATGGCATATCCATATACAAGATCAATGCTTGAAATAAGAAAGCAACAATTAACTGACGAAGAACTAGATAAGATGGTTGAATACCATTATTACGAATCTAGGTTAGAAAATGGTAAACGTATTGAGTTTACACAAGTCGTATATTTATCAGGTAGAAAAGAAACAAAGAAAGTAAAAACTGATATACTGTAGCTTCATACTTGGGCAGGTGATTTATCACCTTAAAGGCTAGGATTTATTCTTAGCCTTTTTTTTATAAAATTCTCTTAATTCTATCCAAGTGTAAAACTTCTTGGTTGTTTCTTCCCAAAACAGACCTTTGCTTCCTGCGCATGTACAATCTAATTTCTTCTTCTCGCAGTTTTGACATTGCGACATTAGGTACATCAGTCCTCTTTTTTTCTTTCGCTAGAATATTTGATATTAAGTCCTGCAAGAGTACAGAGTCGGTTTTTTTCATCAATTCCTTTATCTGTGAGTTGAATATCAGAATCATTTTTTTCTACAAACCCCTCTTGTACTAATTGTTGTTCTACGTCCTGTGGCAGTTCTTCTTTGAACATAACTGTTAAAATGCCACCTAGCCTTTTGTTCTGTGTTTTGGACAATGCCATTAGACGTGTTCCCATTCCTTGCCTTCAAAAAGCAACGCTTCTGCCTCTCGTCGTCTAACGAGTCCTTCTAGTACCTTACCATTAGCCTTATTCCATCTTTTAATCTGCGCAGGTACATCGTCATACGAGCCACTATTAAGGACTTTTAGCAATGTACTCTTAGATAAGTTAGTTGCACCTAAATTAAATGTCCAAGAGATAAGTGCATCAGCTTGACATTGATTTAGTGGAACAGTTACCAATTCATCTACTTGTTGTGCAAAGTCGTACAGTTCTTCTTCAAGCATCATTTCTGCTTTTGTTTGCGACCATACATCACCTTTCTGCACACCTTTGGTAGAACCATAACCAATAGTCCAAACACCTGCAGCACATTTATAGGCTTCTAATTTACACCCTTCAAACTTTTTTACTAAGGCAACACCTTCGTCTGATATAACCATATTAGTATCCCCCCCATATTTTGGTTTTCTTGCCACCCCAATATTCAACTGCGTGACCTTCTTTTTTAAGTATTTCGCAAATATTTTGACCATCTTCTGTGAAAGGTATTGCTAATATTCTGCCATACTTTCCTTTACCTAGCGATTGTATTTTGAATTTACCATGACATAACTCCTGCAGTCTTGCTTTGGCTGCCAAGCCTAGTTTCTTCTCTTCTAAATCTCTTGTACGAGATTCAGGAGTATCTATACCTGCTAATCTGCATCTTTGTTTATGCAACTTAACATTAAAACCAAGATCAAGTATTACATCAATGGTATCGCCATCAACAACCCTGTCTAGTTCGGCTTCGTATACAAATGGAATTACTGAGTCAGTCATAGTAAGTGTGCTAATGCACTAATCTTATTTGCTTTTGTCCTTTGCAAAACCCCAATTACACGCTGCAAGATCAACAAGTTTATATAACTTACCAATCCATTCATCGTCTTTAGGTGTTGGAGTAACAGCAGCAATGATAGAAGCAACAGTTACTATTACAGTAATCATGCTTACTAAATTGATTATCATATCCATAAATAACTCCTATAGATAAAAGTTATTACCGATAGTATCGTCTAGTTTTCTTCTTGTCTAGTTTCTTTTGGCTCTTCTTTATCGTCTAAAGACCGATAATATTTGACTACTGCAATGACATCTCTGATGTATCTTTTATTTTCTGCAGTGTTTTCTGAAAGGTTTTGATAGCCTTGTGATGTTAAAGCATAGTATGCAGTAGGTACTGCTGAACCCCCCTCTATATCATCCAATAAATCGCCCATTGTTTGAGGAGTAAGAATTGTCCATTCAATATCTTTGAGTTGCAATTCCAATGGCATGGGTGGGTGAAACATAGGTGCAGGTTCAGCAATAGTTCTTACCTCAACAGGTTTAGTTTGGCTTGTAAGTAGGGAGCAACCTGTCAAGGTAAGAAATAAAATTGGTAGATATCTAATCATATTGTTCAGGTTTAGTAAGTTCTATCATGTCGTCTTTAACTTTTTTTGTGCCTTTATTGACTATGTTTTCTATTAGCTTTGGTTTTGCTAATGCCAACTTTCCTATATCATGTTTGGCAAATGTATCTCTTAGTTTACTTAGTTCTCTCTGTGCTTCTTGGCGTTGGGTTTCAAGTAATGTTATCTGCTCTGTCTGACGTTTTTGATTTGCAAGATAATTTTTTATACTCTCGTTTTGGTCTGCTATTGATTGTTCTAGCTTTGCTTGGTTTGCTCTTAGGGTTTCATTTTCTGCTTGAAGCCATTTGATATATAGCAAACTGCCACCTAAAACAGTTGCACATATACCTATAATTATGAAGTTTATTTTCATGAGCCTTGTGTAATTTTTATTACTGAGTCGCCACCACCATTAATCTTAATTGTATTTGATACACCGTCTTGTATAAAGATAACTGTGTATCCCTGACTAGAGTTTAAATCAACTTGTACCGATTGTTCAACTTTTCTGCGTAAGCTAATAACTTCACCTTGTACTAATGTAATGATCTGTGTTGTTGGGTCTTGACCGACTTTTGTACCTACAATCCTTGTAATCTGCTGTTCTTGCTCTAAATCATCTTCAGCTAACTTGTCTAATTCGTCTATCACCTTTAGCAAATCTTCAAAGAAATTAACATCAAGATAGTTAATATCTAGTTCGGTAAACTCTAGTTCATCTTTAGCAAAGTAGTCTGCATCCAATTCATCAAACTCTAAAAAATCTACATCTAAGACATTGCTTGATGATGACGTGGTTTCTTCTATGGTTTCCCTTACACGTTCAGGTGGATTGACAATAAGCATATTGTCTATGATGTCTAGGGTTAAATCTAAGATGACAGGATTACTTGGGGGTGCTTCAAAGACTGTGGTAACTGTAGATTCATAAGGCTTGTTTAACAAAACTGTACCCATAGCTGTAGTTACTTCTATTTCACCACTGCTTGTGCCATCAAGGTTAGGTAAAAGGATAATTAATGATTCACCTATTTCATTAACTGTGATTGTAAAATCAGTACCCCTAATACCGATTGTCGCACTGTTGGTGCGTATCTTTATGTTTTTCTTAGGTACTAGCCCTAGTTTGCCTGTAACAAAACGTGCAGTGCCTTTGGCAAAATTAAGTGCCATCTTGGAATTATCAGGGTTTGGGTCAAAAACAAATTCATCTACCAAGACCTGAGAGTGTTCTGTAAGCCTTATCTGTGTATCATCTAGGAAAGTGATACCCATACGACCATTAGACGTTTCTAACGTGTCATAGCTCTTTATATTGGCTTCTAGCGATGCTTGTACTGGCTCATCTCGTACAATACGAGCAACACCATTTAGTTCAGATACATTACCTACGTCAGCACGAGGTACTTGTTCCCCCATCATTTTGTTTGACACAAATAGTGCCATTGTTGCCATTAGAATTAATTTGTAACCAATCACTGGCTAGGGTACTCTGTTGATCTATGTTAAATGTTCTTGAATTACCTGTCTGATCCAAATAGAAATATCCACCTGAATATCCATCTGCATCAAAATTAATTGTGTTTGAATCTCCATCTATATCAACATAATTGGTTGCACCATCATAGTCAATATTGAATGTAAGATCATTTGAATCACCTTGTATTATCCAATCAAGGTCAAGCGTTCCTGCAAGGTCAGCAGTAGCCACATTTAATTCAAAGGTATTACTACCCCCTGTTACGTCAACATTAAAGTTACCACTATCAGCACCATAGGTATTGGTTGGGTCAACTTGTATATCAAAGACGTTAGAATCGCCATCAAATTCAAAGAAACCAGTAAAAGTATCAGAGGTAATATCACCAAGAAACTTGTTACTATCACCAATTTGATTTACGTCTAGTGTCATTGTTGTACCATCTAGGTCTAATGCAGTCATACCACCTGCAACAGCATCACTACCACCAATAATGTTGTTAGAGCCAAGCTGTTCTATATCAAGGTTTAATGTTGCACCGACTTGATCTACATAAACTTCGTTATCAGCAAATAAAAATCCACTAACCACGAATAGCATTAAGCATTTCTTCATCAGGTATACTCCATAAATTATTTTTCACACCTAGTTTTATGGTTTCCAATACAGCAGTTTCTACTGCACTTTGTAAGGCTATGTTTACAGACTCATTTTCAACCATGCCATTTTCTATCTCTACTAACTCTGTGCCACTAGAGATAAACCTAAAAGCATCTTGACTTAATGCAACACTAAGAATTGTCTTTGTGGTAAGCACTTCGGTCAAGACTTTGCCTGTGCTAACTGACACGGTGCGTAAAGAAACAGTAACAGAATCCTGTCTATATTCTTTTGTAGTACCTATCCCTAGATACCTTGCACCCAAACCACCTGATTTGACGTTGCTTTCATATCCTATCACACCCCCTTCCATCAACAAACCTGCGAAAGTTAGGGGTAGTAAATCTTTATCCTCTTTAAAGTCTTTGCGTGTAGACCTTATAAGTTGTCTCTCTTTTGTTAAGTTATCAAGTCCAACACGTTCTACGACATCAAAAAAATGTCCTTCTCCTGCATGTTTTAAGGCACGTATAAGGTATGCGTTAGGTGCTTGTGTAATAGCTGTTGAGAATGAAGCATATGTGCTATTGCTTCTACGTTGTCCTGTTTGGTCTGTAAAGCTGTTTGGATAGACAGCAATCGTTGGCTTTATGAATGGTTTACCTATATCAGCAAGTTCTTTGTTGATAAGTACACCAACCTCTGCTTGTTTAACTAGGCTTACAGGTAATTGATAGTTGTTAAGTACTGACCAGTTCGTGCAACTAAAAAGAAAAATCACCGATAGGCAAAGTAATCTCTGTGGTATTTCCATCTGCATCTGTAATAATCAAAGTTATGAAATCACCGTCAACAGAATATTCTATTGTATTGCCTTCTAGCTCTAATGTACCTGATTCATTAGGTGTTTCACCAAACAGGTTATCAACTAACTGTCTTGATAGTTGTGCATATATTCTACTTTCTAAATTACGAATAAATCTAGCAAGTGTTGTGTTTTCTGCTTCCCTTTCTAAATCTTCTTGGTAAGCCTTTATCTCGTCTTTGATTGCTTTCTTCCTATTAGCTTCTTGATTTTCTATGGTTAGCCAATGTGCAGAAGTGCCAACACCTGAAAAACTTGGGTTTTTAAAACTGTGTGTCATCTCGTCTGCACTGACATACAGACCTACACCTATCATCATTGCCCATGCTGTAACTATTGCTAGTAATAATCTAGTAAAGGAATCCACTAATCCTTCCTTTGATCATCTCTATCTGCTTTAGCAATCTTTGAACTATCTATAAGCTGTGGTACACCTAGTATTGTTTTAATAAGCGTGTCTTGTCTAATAATCTCATTGTCTAGGCTACGTACTCTATCTATCAAGGCGACCAGTATGCCATGTTGTGAATCTAACTTTGTCCCTAACCTTTCTTCCATATTAGATATTAGTTCGGCTTGTTTGTCATCTAAGGTATCTAGCTTTTGTTCCATGCCATCAATAATTCTGTTGATTAGTTTCCATATGAAGAAACCAAGACCTAGTGCTGTTGCTATTGGAAAGCCAACCTCATTAATTATTTGTATAAAGCTATCCATCTATCAAGGCATCAACTCTAAGCTGCAACCCCTCTAAATTAATTGAATCTGAATAATGGGCCTGTATCCAAGTTACTAGGTCATCAGGTATTGTTAGGCTATCAAAATCTGTAAAGTCTGATCTGTTGGTCAACGTGTAATCGTCATCTGATCTTTGTTGTATTACTTTCTCAGCACTAAGTGCAGAATATGTAATCTGCTCACCTGTAATAGTTACATTATTTGTGGTGCTATCGTCATTTGTTCTAGTACAAGCTATGTCAAAAAAAATACTAACAATGACTTTTTTGCCATTATGATTAGTGTAGTAATAATCTGTAACTGTGTATGTGTATGCGTATGATGCCATTATTTTAATTCTACGTTATGTACTAATACTTGTCCTGCATAAAAATTATGATTGTCTGCAACTCTATTGATGTTATAAACATCTTGCTCTTCTTGTTTCTCTATAGATTTGATTTCTGATGATCCTAGTGCAGTTTTAAGCATATCTCCTACAAGCAAATCTTGCGATGGTGTTTTGTGTATATCTGTAGCTTTTACAGAATCTATTGCACACCAACCTTTGCCATCTACATAAACAGGGTGTCCGTCAGTTATTCTTAATGTCCCTTTGTTATGCTTCACGTGATAGATAACATCTCTACGCATCTCCATAACTTCTGTTACTTCTTTGTTTTCTACCATACCTTCTGCAATGTTAAATGATTTAACAACATCACCTACCTTAATATCTTGTATATTTTTAAAAGAATGATCAGACATCCATATAGGTGTATTTTTTGCAAAGCAACCAAACGTATCACCACTATCAGGTGTATATGTGCCACTGGTCGTTACTGAATAGGTATCACCTACACCACTTAGCACTAAGGTTGCACTTCTTGTTGTTCCTGAGTTTGCTGAAGCAGTTAGCCTTACGTTTACAGTGTCGCCTGAAGTAACATTCTTATCTGCACTTGTATAACTACCACTATTGACTTTAAATGTAGCAGAGGAATGTCCTGATAGTTGTGCTACAAGCGTACCTGTAAAGCCACTTAGCGTTACTGTATTAGATGTATTAGTTGAACCTGTACTTGCACCTGTCACGTCTGTAAATGTAAAAGTATTTGGTTGTTCTGCACCAAACTTGACGACACGTGCTTTGACAGTTGCAGTTGAACTTGACCCATTAGAATCACCACGAACATACAATGATAGAGTTGATGTTCCTGAATAGAAGTATCCAAAACTAACTTGCAACTCACCTTGATCACTTGTTTCTAAACCATCACCACCGTCAAATTCTTGTGTGAATGGAAACCTGTAATCAGCTTTTGTTGTGCTACCTTCTTTTATTCTTACAGATATTTGACCACCTGCCATTGAACTACCACTTGTAAGATCAAGACTTACAAAGCCTTGATAGAAACCTGCTGCTGTACCTATATCTGCAATAAATACATCACTAGCACTACTTCCCCATGACTTAGATGTTCCTGATGCAGAAGTGCCTTGTGTTTTAAGGTTTAAGTTATCTACTGATATTAAGCTACCATCTATGCTTCCTGATTTGATATTATTACCTGCGATTGCAGTTGAGCCTGATGTACTGGCTACGTCAGTCAAGAATGAATTAAAGTTTGTTGCACTTGTGTTACCAACTGCAGCATTATTTTTTACTGTGCTTGCTGCTGTGCCATTCACATTGCTTGTATCGTTAGCAGTGTTATTTGCTGTAACGTCTGCACCTGCTGCAATACCACCTAGTTTATTAATACTACCACTTGGAAAACCTACGTTATCTTCCCCTAATGTTGTATTACCACCACCATTGTTAAGAATCAATGTTGTGCCTGATACACCAAGTGAAAGTTGACTGTTTATAACATCTACAGCACCAAGATTTGTTACACCGTCAACAGCTTTTAAGTTTGTTCCAACCCTTGCACCTGCTGTTGCACCATCTTCTATGTTAGTAAATGCAGTACCACCTGTTGATGCGTTGACTGTGGCAAAAGCAGAATAAGTATTAAAGGTGCTGATATGTCTTATACGAATATTGTATGTTTTGGCAACTTCTAAACCTGTAAGCGTAAACTTAGTTATATCTCTACCAACAATACCTGCATCAATATAAGTTGAATCACTGCTAAGTTTGTATTGTACTTCTGTACCATTAACAACTTGGTTTGTATTATTAGTCCACGACAGCGTTACGTTTTTAGAGTTAATGGTAAAGCTATTGTTTGTTGTTACCGTTGCAGACAAGCTACTAGGTGCAGTTATAGCGTATGTTCCTGTGCTAACAGTAGAGCCTTCTGATACTCCTGTTTCATAAGCGTTACTAGCAAACGTAAATATGCTTGAAGCAATCTCTTTGAGTACCAATCTAGTAGCTACTGTTGGTACATCATCTCCAACCACTTCTAAATTCATGCTTACAACTTCAAATACTTTATTGCTATAACTAAGCCTATCATTGGTTACATACACCCAATCATTTGGTTGTAACCTCATAAACTTAGTTGTAGTAAGAAGATTTATTTGTGTTGTTTGTCTATTACCATTAAGTGCAATCCTTTGTAGTCTTTGTGCCATTGTTTCACTTGTGGTAAATGGGAACTGTACCTCTAAGGTTTTTACATAATTAGCACTTGATTCACTTGTCGGTGTATCTGCTGCAAGAAATGTTGAATCTTGATACACAGGCGATTCTGTACCTTGATAATCACTACTAGCATCAACATAGATACCTTTTACAGTGTTATACATATCACCTGACTGTGGTTTTGTAGAGATTGCTACAGGTTGCAATAAATCATCATCTGTAATCGTAAGGCTTGGTGTTTGTGCTGCACCTGCAAATAAATTAAATTTACCGTTTGTGTATGACATCTTACCTGCACAAGAAGATAACAAGGCTTCAATAATCCCTTCACCATTAGCAGACATATTAGTAAAACCATTTGCTGTGTAACGTGTTTCTGTAGAACTGTCTGCAAGTGTCACTGTTTGATCACATATATTAGCTGCACTAGCAAACCCACCTGCACTTGTAGAATCGTTTATCTCTGCACTTGTGGCTTTTAAGCCATAGCGTGTATCCATAAGGTAATCACGAATACACAAAGCAGGATTATCTGACCATGCAGTTGTACTGTTTCTAGGGTCATAAACTTTTTTACCTTTGACTATAAAGCTAACTGCAGGTAAGCCACCACCAAACTTTTCTGCATCAAACACCATTTGTATGTAGACGTATGCAATACCTCTAAATCTATGGTTTGTACCAATGCTTGATAACTGTGCATCTAAGAATCCATCAACAGACTGTGTATCTGTTCCTAATACCTTTGTAAATCTAACTAATCTACCTGACCCAAAATTATTATCATTATCTGTATTAGTAAAATCAGCATTGGTAACTGTATGCACTGTAGAGCCACTAATTGTACTTGTGGTTGTTGTTAAGTCTTTGTCATTAATTCTTACAGTTTCTATTGCTTCAACTTCGTGTCCTGCGACTGCTACAACCATATGCAATAGAAAATTATCTGTACCTGTGGTTTCTAAATGTAAAATGGTGCCACCAACTCTTGTTTTACCATAGATAATTTGTCTTGGTGCTGATGAACTTCTTGATGCAAATTTAGAACCAAAGTTTGCTGTTCCTGCTTCTATTCCTTTGGAAGTAAGCATGCCAATACCTGCACTTACCAATGTAGTAGCAAATGTTGTTACAGCAAGAGCAGTAGCACCTGTTAATGTGCTACCAAATAAGGTTACACTAAATTGTGCACCTAATTTAAGTGCTGCAGCAGGTATGTAAATTGCTATAGCTGCGACAACTGCAGTTTTAAGTGCTTTAGCCATTTATTCTCCAACCCTTGACTATAAGATCATGCGACTTAAACTCTATACCATCTTCACTTGGTGCAAGAATATTAAATCCGTCTGATATACCAACTAATTCTGATTCTTCTTTAAATACCACAAGATCACCTGTTGTTATAAATGCAGGTTTTACTTCTTGTAGTTTTTTTGCTTTACAGGCTTTTGTTACTGCACCTTTTAATGTTTTGCCATAATCTTTAATAGCCTTCATTGCAGTTTCTTCATTTTTCCATTTAAGTGTGCTTGGTATTAAGTTTTGTCCTGTCATGGCTTTGATACAGGCATTAGCAAAGATGCAACAATCCCACTTACCCCATTCAAAAGGTTTGTCTTTGTTTTCTCTTACAAACTCAAAGAATATATCAATCCAATCTTCTTTTTTCTTCATTTCATGTGATCTCTAAAATTATGACCTCTGCCCATTTCATTATGACTACCACCACCACCTGTAGAACCACCACTTGCAGAACTTCTTCCCCATACAATCTCTTTATCTTGTAATTGGTTTACTCTGTCTAATCCAATATCACCAGTAAATAAAAATTCTTGACTTTCTTTTGTGTATCTTAGGTTTGACGGTCTATCTAAATCTATTAATCTGTTTTCTGCATCAATCGTTATATTTGAGCCATTAGGATCATCATTAATACTGAGTGTAGTCATACGACCTTTAAATAAAACTATTGTTCCTGCAACTTCATTTGAACCACCCATTAGATATCCCATGAACAATGTAATAAATCTATTTTGATAATTTTCTGTCAGTGCATAATTTAGTACAGTAGAATCCATACCTGATATTCCAACAGTAAGACCTGAACTTTTTAAATCTCTACCATCCTCAATACCACCAATAGATAATAAACTGCCTGCACCTGTATATGTTTCACTTGATATGGTTAGATCATCTGTACCAGTCCAAACTCTGATATCGTCTGTGTCAAACTCTGCCTTTATTGCAAAAAATATTTCTTGATGATCTGCACCAAGTCGGTTGGTTATGGCACTGTCAATACCAGTTCTTGATGCCATTTAGATGACCTCAATACATGAAAAAGATATTCCGTATGTTGATGCTCGGTCTGCTGACCATTCCACCTCGTTATCAACAAGTCGGAACAATCCCTTTGGATTATTAAATATTACATAATTACCATCAGCTAGGTCTGATCTTAGCTTTGGCTCTGTCTTAACTGAATAAAAATCTTTACCTGAGTCTGATGTAGCTGTTGCATCTTCTACAACCATTAAATACTGTGAAGGTGTTCCCGACTCGCTTGCACTGGATATGACCCCTAAGTAGTCTCCTTGCTTTATCGTGCCACTAGCACCGTTAGACGAAGCGAGAAGCGATAATCCTGTAGCACCCTTGACATTCTGTCTTACTTTACAACTTGCTGTGCTTGATTCTGTGGTAAGTGTGCTATCTACAACCACAACGGTTGCAGAAGTCACTGAAGTTATCTTGTGTGTACCATTGTTTGCATCATTAGTTGCACCTGTGACGTGTATAAAATCACCTGCTCTAGCACTACTAAAAGTTGATGCACCTGCTGTTATGGTGCTACCACTAAAAGATAACGTAACACTTGTATTGTTTACACGTTTATCACCTTCTAAATAGTTTGTACTGTATGTTCCTGTATTTGTAAGTGCATCAGGGTCAGCAAACTTAAAATGGTTTGTTGTCCCTTTAAGTTCCAACAAAAATGATTGCCAATTTTTAGCAACTGCTCTTTTCATGGGTGGTAAGGTAACTTCAGCTACCCAATAAACACCATCAAATTCTTGAGTTTTAGTTTGACCAGTAAAAGGTGATACTGTTGTACCTATTGTTCTAACCAAACGAAAACTACTTCTAGTGAAGTTAGGTGTGGTTGGCATTGTAATTATTCTAGCCACGTCTTAATCCTCTTGCGTATGCACCACCTCGCATTGCTGATTCTAATACTGCACCTTTTGTTACATCAGCTATTTGAGGTAGCATCTTGGTTACTTCTGCTCTTACAGTAGGTACAACACCTGTAGAGAAGTTTAATGATTGATTTACTATGACCGGTGTACCACCACCTAAAGCACTTTTTGTGTTCATATTGTTCATTACAACACCACTACTATCAGGTATAAATAATTCTGCACCACGTTCACCAACAAGAGTAGGTTTTCCTGCTTGTATCCTACCGCCACCTGCTAACTTACCTTTAGTTATTTCGCCTGAGTTAATATTCAAAGTACTAAATGTGCCTTGTCCAAATATGCTATTTAATATTGTATTTACTACAGTAAGCTGTAAAAAAGTAGCCACAATCTGACTGACCATGTTCTGTGTAAAGTTCTTAAATGAGTTAAGAGCATTTTCTCCTTCCATTAAGGCATTAACAAAGTCTGTTGTAAAAGCCAATGATTGAGTTTGTACTGCTTGTTTTAGTTCATCATTAAAAGTTGTAGCTAAATCAGATGATGCATCTTGTATTTCTTTAAATTTTTCTCTCAGTTCAGGCAAGGTCATAATACCCATTTGAGCAAACTTTAATTCATTATCCTCAAATATTTGCCCTAGGTTATCTTGCGTGTCAGCAAGAATCTGTGTATCACCTGCAAGTTTTTTTATTTCTTTTTCCAAAAAGGTAAACTGCTGTAATAATTTGCCTTTTTGCATTATGTCATCTTTTTGTTGATCTGATATTTTAGCTTTAGTTTCAAATTCAATCAGGTATGAATCAAGTAATTGATCTTCTGCTTTTTGTAAATTTTCAAGTACCGCAAGTTCTGCTGCCCTTTCTTTTGCAAAACCAAATCTGCCAGGTCTTGTTTGTGCTGGTCCAACCTTCAATTTATTAAGTCTATTCTCTTCTATATGTTTATCCTGAAGTCTTTGTATCTCTTGACCAATTGCATCTAAATCATCGGCTTCATCTCCAGTCAAAACAATACCCAAACCTTCACCTCTTGTTGCAGCCATCGCTGTTGCAATACCATTAGCAAAATCTGTCATACTGTCTGCCATTGATTTCAACATGGTATCTATTCCGCTTTTAAATATTTGATCTCCAAGTTGTTTAAAAGCAATCACCATATTTGATGTTTTAGTGGATAAATTATCCATTTTGGTTTGCATAGCACCACCAAATGTTTCATTTAATCCTTCTGTAAGTGCCTCAACAATAATTGCAGCACCTTCTGCACTTTTACCAAATGCAGCTATATCGTCTTTACCAAGATTTAATTTTTCACTTAATATACCTAAAACATCTATACCCCTATCAGATATCATGTTTAATTCTTCAAGACCCATACCACCTGATGCTGATCTTTGCACCATTCTTATTAGTGCTTCAAATGTACCCAATTGGTCAACAGAAACAGAAGCAGTATCAGCAAATGTTTGTAACATCTCCATGCTTGGCTCTATTCCTGCAGATTTAAGAGCAATAAATGCCTTAGTAGCAGTTTCTATTTGAAATGGTGTTGTTTGTGCGAAAGTAAATACTTTACCCATGGCTTCGTTGCCTGCTTCCATGCTTCCAAAGACAACATCAAGGGAATCTTTAAGGTCTTCAAATTGACTTCCAATTTGTGCAACTTTTGCTATAGCTACACCCATTGCCACGAATGCTCCTGTAGCTGCAACAGCAGGACCTTTTAAACCTTTTAATTTAGCACCTAGACCACCACCTGCAACACCAAAGGCAGCACCACCTGCGATACCAGTTGTTCTTATCTTGCCTTGTATTTGATCAAGTTCTTTTTGCAGTTGTTTAGTATCTGCCTTGATCTGAATTATTAGTTCATCAATAGGTTGAGCCATTAGTCAGGATATAACTCCATGAGATCGTCTAGTTCTTCCCTAGACATGGGTTTTTCTTTTTGTGATGTGTGAAATTCGGCAAAGCCTTCTACAGCAGCATATAATTCACGTGGTGCGAGATTCCAAAAATCCCTTGGTGACATAAACATCATTCCCAAGCAGATTTCCATATATCTTCTCCAGTCTATCTCTGTTATGCTACTGCTTCTTCCTTTCCCTCAGATTCTTCCTTTGGGTCACTTAATGTATCGCTAATAAGACTTGCTACGACAGCACTAACAGCAACAATCCCATTAGCTTCAATAAGTTTAAATACTTTTTTATTATCAAAGTCATTACCACCACCCCTAAGTGCATACCTAAGAACAGTAGCAAGTTCTGTGATTCTAATATCAGCTTGACTCATTTTTTGAGCCAATTGTATTATTCCAACGCCAATTTCGCTTTCTATTTTTACAAGCGAATCAATGTTTAAGCGACAATTGTAAGTGTCATCACCTAAGGTGACTTCAACTTCCCCTTTCATTGGATTTGCCATCTGACTTTACCTCTTTTTTTGGACTTGCCATTGCAAGTTTTATTTTTAATCTATCATCTCTCTCGTCTACCTCAAAAGATGACACCTTGTAGGGTTTACCATCAATATTGATGCTATCGCCTAGTTCAACTACATTCGGCATTTCTAAATCTGTACCGTTCATGTCAGCGACAACTTTTGTCTTACCAACACTTACGTTGACTTTATTCCAAGCCATTAGACTGTTGCGAATGTAATTGAGCCTGATGATTCTAGGGTAACACTGTAAGTTACCTCACCATTATGTTCACCTGCATACTCTAATGAAGCGACCATGAATGCACCAGTATATGTTCCAAAATCAGGAATAATTACCTGAAAGTTAGAAAATGATGTTGCGTTCATTTTACCTCTAAGTGTAGTTTCACTAGCTGCATCAGTGAATACACCACTGCCTGAAATAGACATTGAGTGAATACCACCATCTGCAAGTAGTTCTCTGTTACCTGATGAATCTTTGTTGGTTACATCAACAGCTTCATCATTTAGAGTAATTGATGTTGAACGAAGCCCACCGATAGTTGTGAAACTTTCAGGTGATGCTCCATCTCCGACTTTGAGCAAGAGTGATGCTCCTTTTTGTGCTGCCATATTATTCTCCTATGTTTAGCTAGTACCTAATATAATTGCACGAAATCGCATGACTCCATGTCTTGTAACCCCATCTGGGTCTCTCATTATATCACTGAACTCAAATCTAAGGTTTATTAGATTAAATCCTGTGACACTTAAACTATAATCATGCAATAAAGTATGGATTCTGTCCATAATATTCTTGGTTTCCTTGCTACCTTTATATTGTGACCAAATATGTATATTAATAGTTGTTTCACCACCATCAACGTCTTTTGTGCTGTAATCTGTGGTAGTTTCTTCACCAAGTGTTACAAATGGATAAGAATCTCCCAGTAAAGTTTCATCAACTATAGTTGCGCCAAGGGTACTTGTTAAATTGTTATCTGTGTTTAGTCTTGAATAGATTGCGCTTTGTAATGCAAATTGTCCTAAACTCATTTAACCACACCCTCTCTTTTAAATATCTCAACTATCTTTTTTTTATTTTTCTGCAGGGCAGGTTGCATAAAAGGTCTTGGTAATATATTGCTTGTACCAAACTCCAAGTGTTTAGCATATGGTGCTGATGCAATAATTTGACCAATAACTTTATTATCCTGCACTTTAACTTCTGTTGTAATCTGACTATCCAAAAAACCTGTATCAGCGGCAGGTGCTTGACCTGGAGCAGATGCTACATGTGTTACGCTACCTCTTCTGTAAACCCTACCAGATTTATTACCACTTTTTATTGATTCTACAGCGGTATTACGTACTAGATTTGTGCCTTTAAATACTGCACGTCTTACATTTTTTCTTGCACCATCATCAAGCCTTTCTTTTAGTTTGGCATTAAATTCTTTAAGATTTGCAATTTTAAACATTAGATGGCCTCACCTTCTGAACATTGCAATACCCAATATCTATCTCTTTCGTCAATATTTCTAGCAACCTTAATATTAAAGTTACGTGATTCGTATTGTATTCGGTAATCTGTCCCTAGATCGTCTCTGTAGCGTATTGTAATCTCGTGTGTGACACTTTCTTGCACTTTTCCTTGTCTATACTTCTCTGAGCCTGAAACTGGCTTTATATCTGCCCACAGTTCTTTTAAGGTTGTATAGGTTTGAGATACACCACCCCCTGCATCACGTGTTGAGGTTGGCTTTTGCAACTTTACCTTGTGTCGCATCCTGCCAATACTGGTAGCCATTATCCTACCGCAAGTAAGCTAGATGTACCTAGTGCTTTGTGAACTACGTATGGTGCGTATAAAGATTTGAGTAAAGGTGGTATCGGTGCTGATGCTTCATACATATCACCTCTATGCTCATACATATAAGCGATATGTTGCAAGATACCCATTCGGATAGGTTCAGGAATACTATATTGGCTTGAATACCCTGCAACATAAACCACTTTAATCGCATTGGCTACTCTCAATGCTGTTGGAAATGTTTCACCTTGTCTAAGAACAACCCTAGCAGGCTCTCTCGCTGTGTCTACGTAATACTTAGAAGCTGCCATTGTGGTTTCTGTATCTGAGTCATTAAACGTACTTACAGACGTTACAGAAGTCACAGGTGGTCTAGGTAAGATGATGTAGTTCTTGTAGTAGTTTAAGTATGGACCTGTTTTGACACCTTCCCACAAAGGGTCTGCCATTTCATCATAGGCATCAACAAACATAGTGTAAGTAGTCTGCATAAGCGTTCTACCCATATGTTCTTCTGCAAAACGTCTTGCAGTTTCTATAAATGGTCTAAGTAATCTCTCGTCTGTAGAATCTTCTATGCGTAAGTATTCTTTTACTTCTTGAAGAGTTACTGGCTCTTGTGTCGGCTCAGTTGTGATTGTAAGTCCTGCCATTAGAATAACCTCTCTAATATGTAGATACCAATTATCGTACCGTATAAGCCAATAATCATGCCTTCCATACGAATAAATCGCTTAGAGCCTGACTCCATGCGTTTTTCTATGTTTTCATAACGAATTGCACAAATCTGTTCATGCAACTCTAAAGCACTGACGTTAGTTGGATTTTTTGCTGTTTCCTTCGTCTTTTGGCTCTTCTTCTTTTGCATCTAAAGTACCTTGCAATAGTGCAAACTGTTCAGCTTTCTGTTTTTGTAAGCCTTCAACCAAAACACTTTGCTTAATTAGAGCATCATTGTTGTTGGTTAATAAACCATCAATTACAGCAAGTTTGTTATACATTTGCACTTGTTCTTCGTTGAAATCACTTACGTTGTAAGTTTTGTCGTCAATAACAAGCGTTCTCTCGTCTTTATTAGCTTCTGCCATAGATTTCTCCTATATATAAAAATTATTAGTCTAACATAGATTAAATATTCTGTATGCTATCTCTAGCTTCTTGTCTAGCGGTGGAAATGTCATCAGGAATTGCTTCGCCTGTTTCTGTTTTTCTAACAACATACCAATCGGTATCCGCTAAATATTTTCTAGCATCTTTGTTACTTCTAAATACAGCACTCTCATCATCAAGTGCTTTTATTTGTGCTTTTGTTGGTTTTTTTGTACCGTACTTGACCATGTTTTTTGCTTCTTCAACAGTATATGTACCATCCTCATGCAGTTCATAACCTGCAACCACCCCATCTACTTCAATTAATCTATACATATTAGTTATCCATTATATATCCGTAATAAAATACTTCACGATAATCATTACTATTTGTTGCTGTTATAGTTCCATGAGTAAAGGTAAATGCTCTATCATTTACATTATCAATCTTGTAGAGAGCACTGCCTCCGAAGTTCCAGTACCAACCCTCTATAAAACCCATGATTCTATTACCTTTTAGTTGGTCTTGTGTTAGATAAGCATACTGATCACCTGAAGAATTACCTGAACTAATCCTAATTCCCATTATCACTCTTGAACCAATAGGTGCTTGTGCTGCTGTTAGATTAAATGTATATGTACTTACATTTGGATAAGATGAAGTATTTGGAAAACTTACTATTGAAGTTCGTCCACCTGTAGCACCATCATAAATATTTGCTGCACTAAACTGACCACTTGTATTAAGTGTTGCAGTTTTGTTTTGATCATTAACACCTAATTTAAGTGGTATTGCACCTACACTTGATACTACTGTTGAGTTGCCATCAGAAAACATATATCCTCTTTGGCTACCACCTGTACCAACATTTAATGAAACTGAGTTTGTTCCATTTACTGATACACAAGTTCTATTTGATGTTGTACCAAATGCGTTAGTAGTTCCAATCGCAACATTTCCATTTTTAATATTTACTTCATCATTGAAAGTGCCACCACCACTTGCACTACCTAACGTAAGCCTTGTATCAGTATAGCTAGAACCATCAAATTCACCGTAGATTCTACCCATGTTATATGTTCCATTATTTGCTGTTCCTTCATTACCCCAAAACTCCATTGCAACTTTATGTGTTGCTGCAGTAGCAGGTATGTTTTGTAATCTTAAATAAGTTGTATCTGCTGCTTCTGTACCACCTACAACAAGTTTGTTTGACATTGAAGTAACACCTATACCCACACGTTCCGATGAGTCAATGGTAATCGCTGTGGCATCAGCACTTGAACTGATACCTGCTAAAGTGTTATTAGCCCATGCCAAAGTATAATTATTAGCACCATCATTAGAAGCAGTTAAAGCCTGACCATCACTAGGGTCATTACTTATATCTAATTGAGCTAGTCCTACTGCATCATCAGCTAAGACTGCTTTTGTAACTTTAGTGTTTGCCATTTATTTAATCCTATTCTCTTGGCTCTGATTCAGATGAAGCTGCTGCAACGATATTTAAATCATAAGCCTGTGTAACTTGTGCATCTTTGCCAACCGCTAATGCAATATCATTTTCATTACAGTGCTTAACTAATTTAGCAACTATTTCATCAATAGCTATTCTTGCTCTGTTTTGTGCTGCATTAGTAATCCATTCATCCACATCAGCAGCAATATGTTCCATTGCTTTTTGCTCTGTGTCTGTAAGTGTAATTGTGTAATCTGCCATTTTTTCTCCTAATAAAGTAATTGAAACTCATAGTGAGTATAGTTGTTAAGATCAAATCCAAAGTTCTGATAAGAGCTATCTGTTAAATTGTTTGTTTTTAATGTCATTTCAATATAATCATTTGCTGCCATTGAAATTAATCCTGAATAATTTACATACTTCCAACTGCCTGCTGCATTAGTAGAATTGTCCTCGTAATGATAAACATAAAGCGAACCATTTTTAGTTATTGCTAATAAGAAGTAAGCACTACTTGCAATTCCAAGAGTATAAAGGTTGCCATGTAAAGCATAGCGATAGACTCCTGCTACAGGAGCAGTAAACCTACCATTTGATGTATTATAAATATTACCTCTATTAACAATTGCTGTTTGCGGTTTCATAACAACTTCTCTAGTGCCTGAGCCTGAATAAGTGTATCTATATGCACCTGCTTCAGTGTTTGAACTATGCGTATATATTGCAGTAGGTTGATTTTGCTGTGTTACTGCTCCTGAACTTCTATCTAATGTTAGAACACTATTGCTAGTTCCATAAGAATAAAAATTAATATCATCATCGGTTGTGATATTAGCTATCTGCCATTTATTTGTGTTTTCTCTTTGCAAAATGATTCCGCCATCATTGGTTGAACCACTATTGACAATAAAATATTTATTACCTGTATTACCTGTTCCATAGTTAAAGTTAAAATTTCCACCTGAAGTAATTCTTGCTCGTTCTGTATTATTTGTCTGTAATAAAAGACCATGATTAGTTGACACATTAATTGCAGGGTCTACACCTGCAAAATCTGATCGTATGTTAATAACCTTTGTACCGCTACCATCTTCATTAACTCTTATACCTGTTGAGCCTACGACATCCAAAGGTGTAGATGGGCTTACTGTCCTTACGCCAACCCTATTATTTGTAGAATCTACATGCAATGTATTTGTATCAACTGTTAGATCATTTGATAAAGTTACATTTTCTGATGAGTCTATGGTGATCGCTGTAGCATTACCACCATCTGAAATACTAGGGGTGCTTGATAACTCGCTTGGTATTTTAGTGTTCGCCATCTTATGCGTTCTCCAATGTTTCTATTCTTGCTTCTAGTGCTTCTATTTTTGCATTTGATTCCTGTAATGCTTTTACAAGTAATGGTGTTATTC